TGTTTTTTCTACTACTTTTTCATTTTTCTTTTTTAATTTCTCATCCATATACTTTAAAAAGTCTTCTTTTAATCCTTTAAATTCAAGAAATAAATCAAATACTCTTTCATTTGCAACTACATATTCTTCTAGGTATTGAAGTTTATGTCCAATTAATTGAAAAGCATTTTCTATATCTTTTCTAGTAGGTTTCCCTTTTGAGCCTTTTCTAGCCATCTTTTTCTCCTTCTTGCTCAAGAAAGGCCTCAAGCTCTTTGTAGTAACTTTCGGCCTTCTTTCGCATTTGTTGTTCACCCTTAAGTTCTCTCTTAAGGTTTATTATAGTCGCTTGCTGTCTTCTGTTGACTGTAGCAAGTTCTCTCACTTTTTCACAGCAATTCATCAATGCTTCGTGTGTCTCTATTGGGTCCAATGATGAATACCTCCTTTAACTTAGCCTTTACTTTTGGTTTTGGTTTACCATACGGAAAGTTTAAAAAGCACCATAAGTCATATACTTTGTTATGAATCTTGTAGCGTTTATCAAACTTTTTTAATATATAGTTAGGTTCTTTTATCCATTTACCTTTTAAGTAAAGCCCATACACATCTTCTATTTGGTTATTAGGGAATATAGTATTCCATAAATCCATATACATAAGTTGTTGTATTTCGTGAGTTTTACGATAGTCACCAGTTTTAATATCTATAATACATAGACGTCCGCATATTTCTGCTATTATATCTGGTGTACCAGCCCATGGCATATCTTTGTGATATAGAAATATCTCTTGGCAATGAACTATTGGATTGCATTCTTTATAAAATTTTTCAAATGACATAAGTGATTTTTGAATAAATTCATTATCACTTTTTACTTCGTTGCCATCTAAAAGCTCTTCTACTTTCTCATGTACTGCTGTGCCTCTGTCTGCTGCTTCGTCTCTTAGTTTAATAGCATTTAAACCATTCTTCATTAACCATTCATCAAAGAATTTACCCTTAGAGCAAGTTTCTCCTATTATAGTTGTTACTGAAGGTTTCCAATTATTACTTTTTCCTTGAGAATACCAACGACTTTCTCCATCATGTCTCTTTATTTGTGTCTTTTTTAGGTATTCGTCTATTAACATCTTTTCCATTGAGTCTCCTAACCCATTGATTGCTAACGCCTCTAGTCTTGATTGAACTCAATCGTGGTGAAATATCGCTTCAGGTTTCTGCATACCCACATCTTGGACATGAGTATCCACAATCGTTTCCTGAAACGACATTACCACATTGTAAACAGTTAGTTATTTCCATAGATGTCTATAAATTGTTCTTTTTGATACTTTGAAAAGTATCGATAATTTACAAGGTTTATACCCAATAAACCAAAGAATATTTATAAGCATTCTATCAAATCTGTTTATTTTTTTCATTCACTATTCCTATATCTTCTAGGGTTAGCTATTAATTGTTGATACAACCACCAACATCGACCATTGTTAGTAGCATCTAATATTTTCTGTCTTCTTATTGACTGAATAGTTCTCATTCTTTTTTTTTGACATTTCTTTGCCATGTTTACCTCCTAGTTAAATACGTCTGATTTTGCAAGTTTTCTTAGTATGTATCCTTGTACTCTATCATCTTGTTTCTTGACCCATACAATAAATGTTCTGTATTCTTTATCTGTTAGTGGGCCCTTTTTAGTGTTACAAGATGCACATATCATTTGAAGGTTACTCTTGAACGAACCTCCTCCAGATGATATTGGGTGCTTATGGTCACAAACCATATTTGTTACATCTAGGTTCTTATTGCAATATTTACAGGGTTTACTATAGGCTGAGTATAACATTTCACGTATTTCAGTTAAAGATATGTTAAATTTTACCTCATACTCTTTACTTCTTTTCTTTAAAGAAGATTTTAGAGTTGATGACTTTTTCATAAGTCTGTGAAACATTCTTTTAGCATGTGTCCCATGAGCGGGACGAAGCTTACGCATAAACTTCGTTTCCCACTCTTTAGGACTACGCGACTTCCGAATGGAATTATTGGTATTCATAACTAGTTTGTTATTTACCTATTCTTTTTCCATCAGGTGTTTTCAGCATTTTATATGCACCAAAGCCTTTATATATACCTCTAGTGTTTTGATGTGTATTTATTTCAAAACCCTTTTTTCTAAGGTTAAATATAATAGCTGATAGTCTCCAAGCTCCAAATTGTTTAGCTGCTTGTGCTTGATTTAAAGTTTTACCTTTAAGCAAATGCATCATAACTTTTTGACTCTTTGAGGTTCTGTTTGGTCTTCTTGGCATCCCCTTTTTCCTTTCCTAAGTAAATTGCAATAATAAATTTCCATATTTCTATTTTGATAAATATAGTGTTTATTAATATTCCTTTACTCACTTCTATTGTTAATTGGAATAAATAAAGTAACTTTATTCCATACCCATTGTTAGTCTTAAATAGTTTAAACATCACTTCTCCTTAATCTAAAACTTGGTTGCCATTCTAATTCTGTCTTAAAAAGTTCGCCATCAGTATTTTTAAGTACTTCTAGTGTCTTTTTAGATGAATTAGCTTGACCATTCAAGCCTATCACTTTACGTGACGCATTTTCAATTGCTCCTGAACCTTTACCTGCATATAAGTCTAGTACCTCGTTTCTAGAGTATTCTCTTGAAACTTGGGATACTTGAATTATGATTAAATCCATATTTACAGCCATACTTGAAAGTGAGTGTGATATATATTTAATTTGTTCATACTCTCCCCTAACGTGAGGTGGAGTTTCTACTAAATCAATATAATCAACAACTACTAAGGCTGGTCTTAGTTCTTTAACCTTTGCTTGTATTTGTTCTAGTGTAGGAGGAATTGTTTGAATAACCATATGATTAAGCTTATCTTTATGTTTTTTATAAACAATCTGAGGAGTATCATTTATTTCTTCTTTAGTTAAACCTGATACTATTTGCATATTACGTCTGTGCATGTACCAAGCTGATAATTCTAAAGATAAATAAAGTGTTGGTATTTGCCAATCAGGATTTACATCGTCATTGAGAAAATCAACTCCTAAAGCTATACATTGTGCAAGAGTAGTTTTACTTGAACCTGTTGGTCCAAATATAGTTACTAACTCTCCAGGATATATTTCTGTGTCTGATTCATTTATACCTAACATATCAGCTAAAGGTATAGAACGTCCATCAAAATCTGCTGACATTCTTTCTTCTAACTTTTCTTGTAGGTCATCTGAACTCATAACATCAATCAAATAATCTTTTCTTTTGAAATGAATACATCTTGTTTTACAATGTTTTAACATAAACTCATCGTTGCAACCAAATCTGTAACCTCTATTGTAAACATACTCTACTTTTTCTACTACATTATTTTCATTTAAACTATTATTGTTCCAATGTAAAATAGCAGTTTTAGCATATTCACTGGGTATACCATGTCTAAAGAAATGTGATGCTATTCTAAGTAGCGTTTGGTTTCTAGAGCCCTCTTGTGGGCCATTTCCAAGCATTTCTTGTACACATGGTATAACGTCCTTTGGTTCTACAACTTTGCGTATTTGGGTCATTCTAGGGGCTCTATTGAGTATTTTATGTTCTAACTCTCCATTTCCAACCAATTCACTGTAGCCATAATCCAGCCTAGGTTCTTTAGCCATTTCTCTAATAGTTTCTGAATCTTTATTTAAGATTTCAGCTATTGTTAGAGGTATTTTATGAAGGTTAGTCTTTTGATTAATAGTATGCTGAACACGATAAATTCCTGTTCTCATAAATATACTGCTATCAATAACATCTCCAAGTAAACTTTTTAGAGTCCCTTTTACCAAGTAATGTAGATTATCACTACTTGGAAAATTAAATACACTATTAGGTATAGCCAGATGATAACCACTTCCACTAAAATAAGGTTGTATTGAATAATTAATGTCAACACCAAACTCATCTATGTCAGTTAATATTCTTCTTGCTTTATTTAATGTGTATTCGTCACTGTTGTCTCCTTTATCTATATCTAACAATATCCAGTCTATACTTCTTTCGCCAAAGTAATTCTTTAGCCCGCCATTAGATTCGGCATAATCTACTGCTTGTTTTGTATATAAATAAACAGACCTATACAGTGGAGTATCAGTATTTAAATGTTTTACTAAATTAGATTTTACAATAAGTTGCCCTCTGTTACGAGGGCTACCTACTGCTATTTCAATATAGTCAAACACTATAAATTACCAATACCTGTTTCTGACATTTCAACATTTTGTGTTGGTGTAATCTCTGATTCAGAGGCTTCTTTAAGAAAACCTTTATCTTTGAACCACTTTACATCCAATTCAAGTTGTTTTTTACCATTAGCATTATTTAGATTTAATCTATGAAACACTCTTGTATACACTTTACCACCTTTTTCTTTAGGTTTTTGTTTGTATATATATGCTAAATAGTTAAAATCTGGGTCAGTGTCTGGTAGTATGTTAGAAGAATGTTTTTGGTTTAGATATTTTGTAATATCATGTATTTCTTCACCGTCTTCATTTTCCCATTTACCATCAACTGTTAAACCAGCTTTTTCTCCAATAATGTCAAAGAAATTATACATTCTTTTAAGAACAGAACCGCCTGTTATTTTCCCATCAGGACTTTTCTCTAGGTCTCCTGCTATTCTTAATTGTTTAGTATAATCACTTCCTTTTTGTTTAACTTCTATATCAAGATATATATCAGCCCATTCATAATCTGAAGATTTTTCTTCAAAATTTAAAATAGCTATCTCACATACTCCATAAAAGTTATTACTTGAGGAGCCTCCTCCTGTTGGCCTAAATATTGCCATTTATTTACCTTCGCTTTCTTTTTTATATATGCTAGACCAATCAAAGTCAATACATTGGCCACGTAAGTGTTCACATCTACTACCTGCTTCTATAGATTCATCTGCTTTGAATGAAACCATTAGTTTATCGTCTTCTCTTAAGACATAACCGATAGCATCACAATCTGACATAATCAGATTCTTCAGCTTACCAGTTATATCTAAAGATTCAGGTTCAACTAAAGCTTTGCCATCAATGACTGCCCTAGCAACCTTTCTATGTCCAACGATAATTAAATGTTCACAACAGTCTCTAAAAGCATTGATAGTATTCATTACTTTTTCACGCGCTAATGCATAACCTTTACCAAATGTTAAATCAGCAATAGACGCTACTTCATATTCTGCACAAACAGCTTGTTCAGCCCATTGTACAACTTTATCAATAGTATCTATAGCTATGTATTTAAATTCGTGACCTTCCATAGCATCTTTAAGAGTTTGGATTAACTCTTCTCGGTTATTTACTTCTTGAACATATGCTTCAATCATATGTGTTCCTTTTTCAGTATCTACAATCAGACAGTCATCTAGTTGCGAGAGCATAGTAGTTTTACCTACTTTCGGGGCTCCATACAACAGGAGTACTTTCGGATTCAGAGACACTGGTTTGCGTTTCTGTTTCTTTATCACTGTTTTTCTCCATAATTAAAGGGTTTACTTTGCCATATTCTTTGGTCATATATGGCGCTAACGACTTCCAAATATACGAATAATAAGTCCTTTGATGCAAGACATTAAATACTTGTGACAACATTATGCCAGCAATTATATTAGCTGTAAATATTGTATGTTTTGCAGTACAAGGTAAATCAGGTATATCTTTACTTGGTTTCCAATTACTTAAGTAATTGTCATGGTATGCGTCAATAGTATGAATATCCATTGACAATGCTCCCATACGACCATCTACAAGTATTTTTCTACCTGGTGTTCTTATCCAGTTCATATATACTATTTTTCTTATCTCCATGTTATCTGGAGCCATCATTGTGCATGCAGTTACATTATCCATATAACCAAACTTATTATGCTCAATAATTTCTGTTTTACAACCAAAGTATCTTACTAATTCTTTAGCTGCAGTTGTTTTTGATTCGCCTAAATAACTTTCTGGGTACATAGTTGTACTCAAATTATGTTCTTCAAGTGTATCAAAGTCCCAAACATGAATCTTTTTAAAGCCCATTATAGAGGCTGATAGAATGAGCGCAGAGCCCACTCCACCAGCACCTATAATAGTAACTTCTTCAAGATTCTTTTGGTTAATTATGTCTTTATTCCTTAAGAATCTATTTGACATTTATCTCACCTCCTCTATATCATTTAAGTTATTTTCAATACAATAATCATCAAGCTCTTTTTCTGCTCGTATAGACTGACATTGAATTTGTTCCCAATGAGGACCTCCTACAGGAACATCCATCCATTCTTTTTCAGCCTTCTTATAGTTTTCTAATAACTTTTGATATTTTTTATCATCAATATTAGGGTCGTAATATTCATAAATATCAGCTTCTTTTAATGCACCATGACTATGTTGATTCATTCTAAATGATTCATTAAATAAAGCAGTTTGTCCTCTTATACCTGTTCTACTATAGTATGTAGGTTTAACTAGGACAATCTCTTTTTCCTGTTTCTCTAGAGAATTAAGACAACTTTTAAATAAACCTTTTGGTTTATATTCTGAATAACTTATACAAACACAACCAGATTCTTCTTTAGTCCAATGAACTCTATTAAAATCATCAGTCCAGCTAAATGAAAATGCAAAAGGACTTTCTGTACTTTCATCTGCTACAACAAGAGATGGATAGCCTACTTTATTGGCACATTCTTCCATATGACCTCTATCTGTACCACTGAAAAATGCACCACCACTTAAAGTATGATGACTATGTATTAGACCTTTATAACATTCTTTTAGCTTAGAATTTTCTTTATAAGCTTTTTGAATCATTTTTATTTGGTCTTCTCCACTAAATTCAGTTGCAGCAGTACTTCCTAAATCAATAGGATAAAACTCTACAAGCTCCCATTTAGTAGTCCATCCATATTTATCTGGTTCTATTTTGTTATAAAACGCAATACCAGACCATTCTGTTTTTGGATACAATGCTAGAAGATGTTTTATCTTTCTATAAATTGAGAGTTTCAATTTGCACTGTATTTTTTCTTTGTTTGCCATTTAGCCTCCTTAGCTCTGTTTCGTGATATTTTATCACTTGTTTATTATATTCTGTAGTAAGTATATCTCGTATCTCTAAATATCTGTCATTATAACTTTTCATTTTATCTGCCAATTTTTCAGATTCAATCGACATATCTACAGTATAGTTATTTGTAAATTTTATAAATTCACTATCATTTTCAAAATCAATTTCATCTAAATCTTTAAAAATTCCAGCTAATTGAAAATAAAATACATTAGATATTTCTGTATGAGAAGGACCACTACTGCCTGTTATTCTTTCTCTTAGTATTTGTACTGAGTCTCTTATAGAGTTTAATTCATTTATTAAATCTTGACAAACTAAGAAAGAATCAGGGTTGTCTTTTTCAACTGTAATATACCAAAGATAACTTTCAATATGAGAACCATATCTACCAGGACTAGAATTAATTTTATGTCTATAATGATTACAAAGCTCTGTTGTTTTATACCAATTACTTTGCATTATATTATAATCATCAATCCATTCTCCTTCGACTTCATTAGATATACTTTGTTTACATTGGGTATATAATTTATGAAATAAATGATTAGCAAGAATAACATAATCGTTGTCGCTATAATGTTGACTATTATGCATTCTTTCTTTTATCCAATCAGTTATTGCATTTAATATTATATAACTACCGCCCAACCTTTGACAAGGTGTGTTTTCTCCAGTAATATATTTTAAACCATTACTTATTTGATGAAATAATCTACTAATAGGTTCTTTTATATATACTTTTTTTCTTGCTGAAGGTAACATTAGTTGTTTAATTTCAAATTCAATATTATGTTGATTTAATGTGTGTAAACTACTATTAAAAGCTCTATAACCTTCATTTATTCTATCAAGCATTACTTTTCTAGATTGATTATTAAATACTCTCATATTACGATATTCAAAACTTTCAGGTGAATAATGAGGGCTTCTGTAATTCCACGAACTTAAAAATGTTCTCATTCTCCATAAAAACCCATTAAAGTTATAGTTAGTTATAGAAGCTCTTATACCTGATTCCATTTGTGCAAAACAAGCTCTACCATGTGATATGTGAGGATGTTGAGCTAATGTAAAATTAGTTATAATAGTTTCTCCATCTATTTGTGGTGTTTTTACATAAAATAAAAAATCCCATTTATCAAAACCTGTATTTAATAATCTTACATAATAATCTCCAAACCTATATATTTTCCTTCTTTTTAATTTTACATCATTAAACTTAAACCATAATTCTATTGTGTCTTTAGGTATGTTAAGACCATTAGACTTACCTTCTTCAGACCATTGATGACCATGACTAAACTCACAGTTTATTTCTGGTTGTTCCATTTGAAATAATGTATCTACTGTTTTCTCTATATTTTCAGGTGGTCTAGTATAATCTTCTTCTTTATAATCAAATTTTTTAATTATATCAGTAATAGCTTTATTGTCTCTATTAAATAATATAGTTAATAATTCTATTAATTGTTCTTTCAATTTGTTTACCTCTTTCTTTTATGTTAAAAATAAGCTACACACATCATTGCAGATGTCCCTTTCGTATATTATTAAATATACTAGCCCTACAAGCCTTAACCTACGCGTCTACGCAGCTCCTCACTTATTTTTAATTAGTTAACTATTAGTTACCACTTTTATTAGATGCATTTTGAACATCAATAGCATCGCCTTCTTCTATAGAAGTATTAGCCTCTAAAGATTTAGCGTTACCATTTTTGTCTTTAAACATTATAACTGAATTATTCATTGAAATATTTTCAGCCTCTAATAAAGCTCCTAATGTAGCATAATCGCTTACATTAAGTTGTGTTACTCTACCTCTTGTAAAACTATCAAGATAGAACACTGATTCATTTACTTCTGATACTTCTGGCGCCATGTGCCATCCTTTTCTATGGTGTTTATTTAATAATGGGCTTGACAAGTAACACCATTTTTACTCATCAAGCCCTAGAGGCAAACTAGTTTGTTTACCTAATTTCTTTTAATATTTCCATATTTTTTTTCATATTGAGTTATTAAAAAGTTAACTTCAGTCATATCTTTTCTCTTTATAGCTTTTAATAGTCTCTTTTTATGCATTTGTTTTTCAATTTTAATTTTATTTGCTTTCTTTTTATTCATAATATCTCCTCAAAAATATAACAGGCGTAGGGTTGGTCACGCAATTGTGTTGTCTACATTAAGCCGATATAACCATATCTGGGCATTTTATACCATTTAACACCTGTTATAAGTTTTTCTTTAATACCAAATTTATAAGGGAGAATGCCTTATATCACAATTTGCAGGTCTCATATCTCCCTATAATTCTTGGCATACATTGCTCGGGACCACATGTGTTTTAATCCTCTGCCTAGGGTATGCCAGCCCAGAGTCTTTAGTCAAGTCTGTATGTATTTAATTTTAATAAAACTTTATAACATACAGCTATCAATAGTAATTTCAGCCATATAGTTATAGCTGATTCAATTATAAATGCAATATCATAATAGGTATCCATTTATTCTCCTTTGTTTAAAATTTTAGGGAATAGAGCTATATCTTTTTTATATGGATATGTGCGGATGTATATGAAAAATAAGACATAGCTCTATAGAATTTATGAGAGAGACCACGCTTAGTCTAGATAGCAAATGCATCTATTACAATGTAACGTGCCTGACAATGCTACGATACGGACATTAACGAACGGTGGTTTTAGCCATAACTCTCTCAATTATGATGATATAATAAGCCTCAAAAAGGTTTATCACACAAGAAAGGTTAACTGTGCTTTTAAGGTCATAAGGAACCCTAAATTGTCCAATACCTCGTCTGCGCTCACGCTAACAGCTGTCTCAACTTATTATATCATCTAATGGATGGTCTACTGCCTCTATAACCAGAGGTTCTAATAGACCAAAGTTTTTCTTTCTTAAATACTGTTTATCTGGTTCATCTATAAAACTAAATGAGCATCCAAACACTTCTTCCCAGGGTTTTAAATACTTTTTCCACCTTTTATAATAAGCTTTATAAGCTATTAATTTACAATTATACTCATCAGTATAAAAACCTTCTTTATCATATTTTGGTTTACCAGGAGGACTCGGGGGGAATCCTCCTAGTTTATTTATGTACCTACTCACAGGATGGCTCTTAACATAAATATTATGAAATATAATGTTGTAAAACTTATAATTAACATTATACTCCAAGTAATTAATGCTATCCAATTAATTTTTCTCATATAATCTCCAATACCAATACAATAATTATATAAAAACATATTAACATAGAAAATAGCACAAATAAACCTTCTAGTATTATTTGAGTGTACTGCTTCATTCTACCTCCTTTTTTGGTATTCTTGAACTTCCAAATACCTTTATAAATTCATAGAGTATATCATTAATTGACATTTCATTGAGAATATAATTCTTATCTCTTTCATTGTTAGAGTTAGCGGCTAACATAATTCTCATTTTATTTTTATCAGGTTCTTGCATAATTTCTCCCTAGTTATGATGTTTGCAAGGTGAATCTACTATTGATTTGGATGGTATTTCAGCATCTACTTTATTGCCTAATAGGTCCCAACTTGCTACATCTGATACTTTAGCGTATGCAGTCATTATTTTACCACATCCTTTACATTTTATCTTTCTTATTGTTGCCACTTATTTCTCCTTATAGTTTATGGACTCAGTAATAGCATTTACTATTGTAAGAGCTATACAGAACTTACTCTAATAGATACTATTACTGACT